CGTGCTGGCTCATGCGAGGATTATCTTTGTAAGTAGCTTTTATGCTACACCATTCTGGAAACTCATCGGAGAATCCTCTATCAAAGAATTTTGCAAACCAATTAGTCTTGCCTCGTGGGGTCGAAATAAAGATTGCTTTTGAATTATCTTTATCAAGCGTAGGACGAAGAGACACGTTAAATGCCTCTTCTCCATCCGTAAGTGCCGCTTCATCAAAGATAATTAAATCATATGAGCGACCCACGGAAGAATCTACTTGGTTTACTGAACCCATTCGTACAGTAGAACCATTCGAGATTTCGATAACTTTATCTTTTGCATTGTCTTTTGTAACTTCAAGATCGAAGTGCTTAATTAGGGTTCTCTGCAAATCAAAAGAGATTTGCGAGAGAGAGTAATTAGGCGACATAATCAATATGTTCGACCCCGGAACGAGCGATACTAACTGACCTATAATATTTGCGATATAAGTTTTACCCTGTCGTCTAGACAGGGCTGCCGATACGAAGCGATACTTAGGATTATTAATGGCATTTATCAAAGCTATCTGCGAAGGCAGTGGGTCAATGCCTAGCAGCTCCAAATAAGGAGCTACTGGTAGCTTAATAAACCTTGTATCTGACTGTAGATCTTGAATTTCTGTAGACGGTACATCTATTCTACTAACTTGTACTGGCATTTAGTATCTCTTATATAGGTAAGTTATTCAGAAGCTTCAGGAGTCTCTAAAGATTCTGTAAGCATCTTCAAAAAGGAATCTTTTCCTACTTGTAGTTGCTGAAGCTGAAACGTCATATTTGCAATCTTTCTGTCTAAATCAAGACAGTGATTGGTCATAGCAATTTGCTCTTCCGTGAATGTAGCTGTATCGTATTCAATATCATTAATTGTAATCATTTGAGGTTTGTTGTCTTTGCTCATTAGATTTTCTCCGGTTTTACCAAGGTACGCCATTGGCGCTTATAGGATTTAACTGCAAATCAATGTTTGATTGCAGACTTGTTTCAGTAGCATCTTTATCTACTGAGTCGTACACCCACCCAAGAACAGTTCCTTGAGTAAGATCAGCGTAGGGTACATAACCTTCTGCTGATGGGTCTGGGTTGAAGCCGCAAGTGCCGTAAGAAGACGCAGTAAAAGTATTTTCACCTTCTACGTGCTCAGCATTACAGCGCCAATGGGCTACTACTACAGCGCCTTCTGAGGGCTGTAAGTTATATTCGAGGGTTGCGATCGTCCAATTAAAAGTTGTCATTATTTATTCCTTTTTACCGCTGTTAGCATATAAACCAAACCAAGCTGCTCCAGCTCCGATGATTACTGATATTAGTCCCGACTGTTCCATAGTGGGAGCATCTAATTCCATAAACCATGTTGCACTTGAATAAAGCAAGTAGATATAAGTAGTAATAAATACTCGTGGGAAAATTCTCCAAGAGTCTACAGCACTTGCTAAATCTTTAGTCTTCTGAAAGCGAGCTTCTGGGGCAGGAGCTGCAGGCACAGCCGCTGCTGCATCCTCTAACTCATCAATGCGCTCTAGAAGGGCTTGATATTTGTCTAGGTCTACTTGTACTTCGTTTCGAGTGTTGTCTTCCATATTTTATTACTTTGGATCTAGTATTAGATCGAATGAGCCAGTGGCTTTAAAATTGTTCCCTGAAGTTGTTGCTCGGAAATCGATATCCATCTTTGGAGGAAGCTGAAAAGGAGCTGAGTATGTCTGCGTAAAGGTTTGCTCATATAATTCTACTTGCGCTCGAATTCTAAAGGCACCTCCAAAGTCTCTTGTAAATAACTTAAACTCAGCGTCCCCGCCCTTGCCTATTCCTGCAGTAAACTGACAACCGTACGCAAGAGTATTTGCTGGAACTGTATAAACGCACATTAAAGTTTGCGAAGTTCCAGCCTGCATATGCCCTACTACAGTTCCCGTGCCGGATATGGTACGAGCTGTAATTGTACCTACATTTGCAGCTCCATCTGCATAGATCATGCGATAAATACGCTTGAAAGTATTCTGCGTAGAAACTGCTACTGTACCTGTCATTGCGACTGTTTCTGTTTGAAGAACATAGTTGTTGTCAAGACCATATACAGTTAATGACCCCGTATCGGAGGTAGAAGTACTAATAATATACAGTATTTGAGGATCATCTAAAGCTGCCCAAGGATATAATCCACCTTGGGTCCATACGGTAGAAGTTCCTGAAGTTAGATTAGGATTTGCCCCAAACTTGTGCTCAAAGACATAATTTCTTTCAGCCCCCCGAGCAATGTCTAATCCATAGGTTCCTATCATTACCATTTCACCTTATCGGCCCAATAAGCTGCGCTCATTTTACCTTTTGCAATATTCTTTGCATGACGAGCTTTAAAAGATTTACGTTTTGCTTTCATTGCTGCAGATTCTCCCTTCTTAGGAGCTCCAGCAGTCTTTGCGCCTTTCTGGCCAAAACGAATAGTCTTAACTTTAGTGCCTGTTTTGGCAACTACGATATGAGACTTTGTCTTATGCCCAGGAGTACGCTTAGGCTTATTATAGCCTGATACTCCGGCTCTTTTAAGACGACTGTCTTTTTTCTTAACCTTTCTTTTTACCGCCACGTTTTTGTCTCTTCTTCGTTTTAACGAAGCCTGCCTTCATCTTAGCATAAGCTTTTGGGCTGATAGTGGACTTCTTTTTGCTGCGGCTATTGCCTTTCTTCTTTCGAGCATTTATATTTGCGTATAGACCTCTCTTCTTCGCCATTACATATCTCCATATATATTAATATCGTGAGATAGCTCCTCGTGTATAGTCATATCGCTAGGAGCTTTGTCATCGTCTTCAGAATTAAGAGCCATATCCGCAGCTAAAAAGTTTGCAGCAGATACAACTTCATGCTTTGATACTGCGATTGAATTTGTCCACCAAGTAGGAAGAGCGGCTTCAGAGTCTACTTTTTCAAGACCTGCCATAATCATTTCGCAGTGCTGCATAATAGTAACGATGCTGTTCTTTACAGAAGCAACATCAGTATGCCCGTCTTTTACAGTGATGGAAGTACCGTCGCTATCTACAAGTTTAATCTTCATCTTTGAACCAGTTTGATACTTCTTCTTTAGTAATAATACCATCGTCGTTTGCATCAGCTTCAAGTATAGACTCTTCTACGATAGCGCCAGTAACTTTAGGCTTTTCATCCTTAATGCCTGCACAAGCGTTTGCATCGGCTTCGTTGTTAAAGATTTCTACGACTGTGTGGAATTCTTCAACGATCCAGAGGTTTCTTTTTCGTCTAACTGTTCGCATTCTTCCTTCTCCTTCTTGGAACCGAATATTGCGTCCCAACCTGTTGCGTAAGCTTTATCGTCACGCCCTTTGCGGGGTTTCGAACCTTTTCCAGCTTCACTTGCCATATCTTTATCCTAATCGTATAAATCGTGATAAAACTTATGTGTGCCTATCACGTTATAGTTTGTCCCTGCCCAACGAGGCTGAACATAGTCAGCGTGGTAGAACAAAGCTCCATTTGTAGGGTCTTCGTACTTCCAGTAGGAGCTAGCAACTTGCATTGCATTTCTCCAGGCTCGTACGTCTCGGGGGTCATCGCTCTTGCCATCACAGTACCAAGAAAATTGGCACTGGTGTCTTCGCTCTCCGCCATCTTGTATTACAGAACAGTGAGTGTTTGGAAATCGAGAATCAAGCACTCTGTTCTGTACTACATGGGCGACTGCTAACTGCCCATCCCAGTCTTGATTGCGAGCCTCGAAGTAAATATTCAAGGCCATACACATCAAAACAGTCATTACTGCATAACAGTGACGACAAGGCCTGCAAGGAATATGATCACAGCACCACCAATAGTGAGAACTCGTGACTCAATTCGCTCTACAGCCTTCTCGATGTCGCCGAGACGTTGAAAGTTAGTCTTCCACCGCTCCTCGCACTGCACCTCGTGTTTTTCTAGTTCTTTTTCTAGCCGATCTATTTCGCTAGAAATTTTATCAATTGCCATTGAGCAGTTTCTCCATTAACTTTCCGTAGTTTCCTTGACCGAATGGAATGCCCTCATTTATTTGTACGTTAGTTTGATTTCGAACAGTCGTAGCTTTCTCAAGTTCCGCCTGTGCTTTAATTTCATCCATACGCATTTTATGAGCCATCTGTAGTAGGTCAGCTAAGTCTTTTTTGGAATAGATTCCAGTTTCCGTAGCCTCCTCTAACTTTGAAGCTATCATATCATCCATCACCGAAGCAAGATTGTTTCGATTACGGTAGCCCATGTCAAGATACACGGTGTCAATGTACTGCTTTACTTCTCTCTTATTTAGAATAGCTACCACTTTGTCTTCCGACACGCAAAGGTAGTTGCATACTTCACGAATATTACCATACTGTAAGTAGGTATTCGCCACTTCTATTCCTTCCGGAGATATTGTCGTTATTTCTTTAGTCATAGAAAGAATTATACTTCAAGACATGAATAAAGTCAAGAATTTTTTATGCCTATGTTTAATATATCTGGGGTATAATCTTCGAGCCATCCACTAGACGAGGCACGCAATATGCTACTACATACGGTCTTTCTGCCACTTTGCGGCGAGTCATTGCTGAAGCAAAGTAATTGCAAGTATCAATCGAACGAAAATACATATCCGCCGATTGCAGCTCTCCGTTCACTAGAACAAAGAGTAAGAATAAGTGCATCATAGTATCATTGCAGCAAACAAGCCTGCCATTACACAAGCAAAGATAAATCCACCAAGTAAGTATATCTTTGCAAGTTTCGCTATTTCTTCTCTTCGTAGTCTTTCTGCTCTCTGTATACGAAGTGCTTCCGCTCGTCGTTCTTGTGCAGCTTTTGCTTGAAACGATAGCCAATCATCCCAGAGTCCGGGGCGGCCAGCATATATCATTAACTGCTGCAGTTCTTTCTCTTGTTCTTTGATTTTCTCGAGCGCAAAAAATTCCTCAATATCAGAACGGTTTCCTTTTGAGTTTAGTTTTCTTTGTATTTTGTTTTTATTGTCAAAGTATGAAGATGCTGCGCTTCCAGCATCGTGAATTGTCTTGCCATTTGCAATACATTGCTTGATAACAGCAAATGCAGCATTGGCAGCGGCTAGCTCGGCTAACATGAGGATGTCTCTTCATACCGCTTGTGAAGAATTTCACTGTAGACGTAGTATAAAGTAACGAAGATGCGAAGTCAAGAAGTTTTTTTCTATCCCCACTGTAGAGCCATTGCTGCTGCAATTCCAAAATATGTAACGGAACGTTCGTGTCCAGAACCTCCACCAAGTCGCGATTGCCCAGTATCGGACTGATTTGCCCAACGAGGCTTACCGTCCACCCAGCGGGGTTCGACATATTCGCTAGAAACTAGAGAAGGTAAGTTTCGAAGCCATAAACCTGTCTTCTTTGAGGCATCTTCTCCAAAGTCATAAGGTTGTACATATTGAGGCTTGGGCATGAAATCAAGTCGAGTATTGATACATCCCACAGGATTCTCGATACACATATGTTTTACCGGAGCTTTCCATAGTTTTTCGATAAATTTTAAACTTTCCTCGGTTTTGAGAGCGCGCTCTGGTTGTCGCTTGTTCCAATGTAGTCCCGAGGCCGCTAGATAGGTACAGGGTGGATGTAAAATTGCCATATCCCACGAATTTTCATACAAAACTTTTACCACATCATCGACAATATGAGGGCCGGGAGCTTCTGTTGGCAACAAGTCGCACGAGACGGCATCATGACCCATTGCCAAGAAACAATCACGAACAACTCCGGAAAATTCACATCCAATTAATATTTTCATACGAGTATTATACTTCAATTTTTTGAAATTGTCAAGAATTTTTTGTGACCCCGCAACAACTTTTACTTGACTTCTATTAATTTTTAGTATATAATATTATATTAAGTGACAGATACGTAGCTAGGAGAATAAGTATGTTGAGAAGACCTCAAAAATTGTGTGAGACAGGTAATTTAGAATGGATAATGAATAATTTAGTTGAGCCAGTTGAAGACTGGGAAACCGAGTGCTGGAATGCTATATCCAGTAAACAAGTGGGTAGAGATGGTAGAGCTTATTATTGGTATAATAGTAAGCTTATGCTTATGTATAGAGCTACTTGGGAGATGTGGTGGTGTATGCCTTTTCCAGAGAATAAAGTCGCAAGACATTTATGTAATAATTCTAGTTGTGTTAACCCTCTTCATATAGAGCCGGGGACACATTCAGAGAACGAGGCAGATAAGTGTAAAAAATTAAAAGAAGAATGGAATACTTATAGAACAAAATTGCCTATTACTCCACTAAATTTAGACTATAATGAAAAAGTAGATTTTTGGTTGAAAGAACAAACATTAAAAGACGGAAGTTGTAAGATATTTTTAGGAAGTATTGGGACAGACGGGTATGGTAGAAGAAATGTAGTAATAAATAATAAAAGAATAAAAATACAAGTTCATAGATGGGCATATTGTGTAAAAAATAACAAAGATTATTTTGATAAATCTTGGGTAGCACGACATACTTGTAATAACAGGAGCTGTATTAACCCAGATCATATACAGCCCGGAACAAGGAGTCAAAATTCTCTTGATAGTATTTCTTATAGTAAAGCAGTTAAACTAACTGAACAAAATGTTCGGGAAATTATTGAAAAATTTTTAGAAGTTAAAGAATGGCCTTTCGGAAGTAAAAAGTCTTTTTCAGATGAGTTGGGCTACAGGTTTAGAGTGAGTCCCTCATCTATTAATAATATAGTTTTTAGAAAAAGAAATTGGAAAAATTTATTAAAAGAATATAACTTGCTATAACCCCGCTACTCGATTGAAAAAGCTTTTTGAATTTTAACAAAGTTTTACGTGTGGGGGAGCGCAGCCGCTCCAAATGCGAATGAGTCTCATTACCCCTCCCTGGATGCGAATGATTCTCATTTAGAAATCGACCAGGCCTGGCAGGAAAAACCGATTGTTCCAGTAATTTTCGCTGATTTATTTCATTACACTTTTTCTGCCATTTTGCTATTATTACTTCGTTGGACGGGAACACAGAAACACGCAAAATTGATACAAAATAATACTTGCACTTTCCGCTCAATTTGCTATAATGTACTTACTGACTAGGCAAGAGCTTACCAGTAAACCTAAATGATAATCATTCTTATTGGAGAATACTATGACAGCTTACACAAAAGAAATGCTTGACTCTATGGTCAAAGCTGCTCCACTCAACCTTGAAATTGCAAAAGGTTTTTCCGCTACTTTTAGCGATCAAACTAAAAGCAAAATTTCAGTTCAATCAGTCATTGCGAAGGCGAAAGCAGAAGGCATAGAATATATCGCGAAAGCACCAGCTGCTAAACGCGCAAAGGGCAGGACTAAGACGCAATTGGTAGACGCAATTGCAAAAAAGACGAACGCCAAATTGAGCGGGCTAGAGAAGGCTACCGCACAGAGCTTGGCGAACTTGCTCGACTCACTCTTAAGCTCTTAGACTGGACAGGAGCGGCAGCACTTGCTACCGCTCCTTTCATTATCGAGACAGCCGAAGGAAAAACACTGGCAGCGGTAGGATTGAGCCTTCTCACATTACAAGCGATACGCACTAGGACTTACAATCTTATCACGCTAAATATTATTGGAATTATAGGTTACTTATCATGATTATTTTCGACTTAGATCAAACCGTTGTAGACTCTTCGCATCGCGCATTGGTGCGAACAGATGGAACGCTTGATCTTGACGCTTGGCGCGCTTGCTCTACTTGGGAATATATTTGCAGGGACTCATTGCTACCGATTGCGCAATTGTGGCGTTCGGCTATGAAGCGGGGCGATCATATCATTGTATGCACTGCTCGCGTTATGACCACTCCCGATTTTCTCTTTCTTGAAGCGTACGGCTTGCAATTTGACGCTTGCCTATCACGCGATGGCGAGAAGGACAATCGGGCAGATTGGATATTAAAGCGCGATCTGCTTACTGGTTATGCTCAATCTCTTGGCTTATCATGGCGGCGATTTGCTGCCGATTGTGTAGCCTATGACGACAATGCAAAAATTCTCGACTACTACACAAGCGCGGGTATTCTTGCCCATAATGCAATCGAAATTAATAAGAGGCTCGCACAATGAGCAAGAAACAATACTTCTTAATCGTTGACACTGAAACAACACAGAATAATCTTGTCGCTGATTTCGGCGCGGTTATTGTTGACCGCAAGGGCAAGATCATAACGCAATGCGCGGTAATGGTTGACGGCATTTTTACTGATTCAGAAAATAACCCGCTCTTTTTTGATAGTAAGGCAGACGGTTCGGCGCTTTGGTCACGTTCGAGCGCGGATAAACGCTACCGCGCATATTCCCAAATGGTAGCGAACGGCTCGCGTATGATTGCATCCGTTGCTGCAATTAATCGATGGCTCGAACGCGCGAACACAGAATATTCGCCTATTCTTACCGCTTATAATCTCTCGTTCGATCTAGGAAAATGTGAGAACACTGGCATTGATTTACGCCAGTTTGACCAATCGTTCTGTTTATGGGCTGCCGCATTTTCTGCATACGCTCACACTCGCGGATTTCGTCAATTGGTTTTAGATACTCACGCTTTCAATTCGCCTACCAGTCAAGGCAACATGAGCTTCAAGACGAACGCTGAAACCATGACGCGCTACGTTCTCAATAATGCGAATCTAGCAGATGAGCCTCACACTGCCTTAGAAGATGCAATCGACTATGAGCTACCGATACTCGCTAAACTGTTGCGCTCGTATACTACGCGATGGCTGCTAGAGGATTCGCAAGCGTACGATTGGCGCAAGGTTCAGGTTAAGGATTGGTTCCGACCAGCTTAGGAGGATAAGAAAATGGGCAAGAAAAAATTACTAGCAGAATTGAACCGTTTGGTTGAGAATAATAGCGACTCGCTCGCTATTGTTTTCGAAGGGAGAGATTCGGCAGGAAAGAGCGGCACGATTAAAATGCTCTCGCAATATCTGCCACCGAATCTATTCTCAATTGAGCATTCAAAAAAACCTACAAAGCGCGCTATGCGAAATTGGTTCGGTTA